CCCACCCCGAATGCTGCCATTGCCTGAGATAATGAGGGTGTCCGTCCCCAGGGCTAACCATTGGCACATTGCGACGCATGCACTCAGCGATTGCTGAGACATGAGCCACAAGTTCCAAGGTAACCCTGTGACGTCCACGCCTGAGCGGTAAAATCTTATTCGCAAATTCACCTGATTTGTTAATCAGAGATTTTGCTAATCCGATTTCAACGCCCAGGTTCTCCATCACCCTCAGGTAGTGCTTCGCGACATCCTCGTTGCCAATGATGATGTCGTCACCAAGGACAGCGTAGTCCCGGAACCAACCAGCTATACCTGCACAGAAGGCAGCAAACTGCACGATCGCATGATGTGTAAGAGCTAACATGGCCCAGGACGAGTAAGCCCCCATTGGCTGGCTGACAGCGTACCGGTACCTCTCCGACTCATCAGATGGATCGGATCGGCCGGCCTGTCTCTAACCGATGGTAGAATCGCGTATTCGCGATCTACCAACAGGGACTTCCACGCCTGCGCAAAGTTAGCGTTAAACATCACCGCCAGGATTGATTATCGGACCAGCACTGGTAGTCTATCAGTCGCTGCCGATAAATCGAAACTTGCTAAATACCCAGAGCGGGAACGCTTGATCAACGCCTTAACAGGCTTATGCTGATCGGACGTTCCGTCCTGAGGTATTTCCCTTAGCAAGTCAAAGATTTTATCGTGCAAGGGCTTTAGTGCTACCTGAGTCCAATAATCAACCATGGCAAACACCCGAACTTTACCTGCGGCATCTAACTTGGTTGCCAATCTTCCAGAGGATGGATAACCGGTTGGGTCATAGACGCAACCGCTTCCATCTTTCTCCAGAAGATTGGGTCCCCTCGTACTGATCGCAGTAGTGCAAGTACCACGGGAGACTCTCACCCCAAGGGGGGCAAGAGCGGCCCTTATGCGCGGGGCCTGGTACATGCATGTACCCGGTCACCCAAACGTAGGCGGCCCAAACCCTTGCTGGATGCAAAGGTTTGGGACACGCCCCGCTCTGGGCGATGCCGAGGAGTTCGAGTGCAGGTAATCGTGCAGGATTCATCCCTTTGTAACACTCATCAGTAACTGATTGCAGCCCTTTGAAGAAATGGTTGGATAACCAGGTCTCCCAGGAAGAAACAAAA